AAATCCTTTAAACTGCTCTTCAGACATCCAACATTCCATTGCGTCCCAAGGCTGTATCTTCTTGTCAGTATAATGACTACCACCAAGCTGATACTCACGAGCCATTTCATTAAGATCGCTCATTCTTCTTACCTGCGTAGATACTAAGGTCATCTAAATTAAATGAATACCCATAGGAACCCTCAAGACACTGTACGACATCTTCAAGTATTTCACTCCAAGTAACGTCATAGTCATACTTGTTATCCAATGTGACAGTCTTACCACAGTTACGAAACTCAAACGTCATGTACGCTTTGTCGTCTTCATCTTCAAAGACACTATCAAATCTACGACTCATCTTCTAAGTCCTCCAAAAAGTACTCTAATTTGTTTTCAATCTTGTCATTAAATCTGTCGACCAGTTCATCTGAGGTGATCTCAAGCACCTCAAGAACACTGATCTCATCCTGCTGTTTCAAGCGGTCACACACGTCGGTAAATGTTAGCATACTTCCGCTTCCTTAAGAAGTTCAGTAACGGTCTCGACAGTGTAGTACCTAAAACCATTCTTGTCAGCCCATTCAGCCATTGTGAACTTAGTCCCATCTTTACGTCTCCGTGCCCTTGGCATTGGTGTCTTTGGATCATAGAATACAAAGACTAACTCTTGAAATATTAAACTGCGTCTGATGTCGATGTACTTACGAGCTTCCTCAGAGTCCCTGAAGCGGCCCTTAGCTTCTATCAGGTACTCACCTATCAAGAAGTCTGGTTCGTACATCTTAGCCTGTGTGTATGATATTCCTCCTATATGATAGTCACATTTCTTAAGCACACCTGTGTGCAACTCATACTCAAACCAACTATCGTATCCCTTAGGTGGTTTACCCTTCTTTGCCATCTGGCTTCTCCAGTGTAATCTCTGGTACATTTGGCTCATTGGCTACTTTGGTTAAAAACCTTATACCAGTAGAATAAGCAAATCCTCTTAAGTTGGGGTAACAATGGTGTTTGAAGTCGCAGTATGAGCATCCCGTAGCGAGCTTTTCGTTTCCAGACTTGCCATCCGCTACTGGCGAGTTGCAGAAGTCTGGCGGCTCCGGTAGCTCGACTAGCTTTTTTACATGACGTACACGCTCTGCAATGTCGTAGCTGATTTCCGAATGAACAGGGGCCTGTGTGTCTGCTTCATCATACTCAAGGTAGCACAGGTGGCCGTTCTGCTTGTCAATAGCAATCCAACCATACTTAGTGTCACCCTCAGAGTGAGCGTAGGCTTTTAACTGAGCGATGTAACCAAAGGGATCGTCATAAGCAAGGGTAGCATCCTTGAACTTCTTGAAGCCGTAGGTTGAAGTTGACTTCACGTCAACCAGTCGACCATCAATACGAGCATCCATAGAGCCCTTGACGCCCTCGACCTCACAGAGTTTCTGTTCATCCGCTACGGTATGTCCTGACAAACGAGTCAAGAACAGAATGAGCTCTTCAATCATATGTCCGTACATGAACTTAATATAAGTATGCGGCTTGAGCTCCTCACGTTCATACTGATTGTATGAGTACCAAAGCTGACGGTCATCTTTACCAATCGCACTTAATCGTAGACGACGAGTATCCTTCACTGCGGCAGGCTTGAACTCTTTCTTCATGAGATCTTTCATGGCCTCACCGAAGCGATCAATCTCCGCATCGACGTCAACTCCTTCAGGGGCATCCCTAGAAGTCATCAGAGCGTAGATGTCGTCTACCAGTGTGTAAATTGACTTATCCATTAATGTTCATCCATCAGTGCGTTTTCAATCATGCCGTGGCCTAAAATGGTAGCCGCAACGTCAACCCGTTTAGATTGTTTCCTGTAGTGAGTGTCTAACCGACGGACAAAGTCCATCAATTGTTGTGCATCCTCAGTGCCAATAGCAAGCTCTGACAAACGCTCCTCGAAATCTTCGACTGTATAAATATTATGAGTCATATCGCTCTCCTTAAGATGATAATATTATAACACATTAATGGGTCTCTGCCCAATTATTTCCAACTTTATATTCACCGTCCAGTGGACACTTGAGGTCAAGGGCAACACCTGCCGCCTTGATGCACTCAACCATGAGCCAACCAACCTTGTCAGCTTGATCCTCAGGTGCCTCGATCTGGTATTCATCGTGGATTGACCCCAAGAGCTTGTAGGTCAGATTCCACTTGGGTGCATAGTCAGTGAAGATCTGCAGTGCTTTCTTCATGACGACTGCCCCGGCAGACTGAAGGAGTGTATTCAGGGCAGAATGTTCACTTCTGATGTGAAGGCATCGTCCATCCAGTCCTCTGAGGTACCCTCGTTGAGAAGCAATTGAGACTCTTTCTCTAAGCTCTGCAAGTGCGGGAGTATTTTCGAGAAAGCGTTGTCTAAGTCTCGCTCCAGTCCTCTGACTTCCATCCACAATAGAGCCGATCTTAGCGTCTCCTGCTCCGTAGAGGAAGGCGTATATAAATGTCTTTGCCTGAGCTCGTGTAGACAGCCCTGCATTGACTTGGTTTGTTGTATGAATATCTCCGTTAAGGATTTCATTTGTGTACTCCTTGTCGTTCATGAATGAGGCAAGCATCCTCAATTCTAACCCAGACGCATCCACACCTACTAGCTTGTGACCTTCTGGAACAACCCAACAGGCACGACACTCGTAACCATATGGAGCCCCTACGGCAGGAACTTGAGCCATGTTAGGCTTACTATGCGTCATTCGTCCTGTGACCGCTCCGCAGGCATTGACCTGTCCATGCACTCGACCGTCATCTTCGACTGCGTCAAGCCACGATTGGACTTGGGCGATCCGCTTCTGAACCATGAGATACTCCGCAATAAGCTGAGCCTCAGGAATATCAGTAACAGTTTCCAATGTCTTTTCGTCAACAATAGCCTGACCAGTCTCCGTAAACTTATCTGGTTTCCAACCAAAGAGCCGAAGATACCTCCCGATCTGCTGTCGAGATCCTAGGTTAAACTCAGGCCAGTCAATGCGAGAAAATGTACCGTCTACCTGCGTCCAGTTGTCGCCAAGGAACTTGAGTCCCACCGAAGAAAGCGAACCATCTTTCTTGTACTTAGGTACGATCTCTTTAACGAACGTAGGTAGCGGACGAAATTTTTCATGTACGGCTTCTTCAAGATCATATTGTTTCTCCTGTAATTGTGCAACAAGGTCTGTTGCTTTACGCTCATCTAAGAGCCATCCGTTAGTGATTTGGCGACCAATTGCACTCTGTACTGAGTGCTCAAGATCAACGCTATCATCTCCAAACGGAGCAAGCTCTTGCTTGAGTTTCTTATACAAACATTCAGTAACCCTAACGTCTTGCTGACAATACTCCACCATCTCAGGCGTAAGTGCAGTCCAATCATGATAGTCTCCTTTTGGAAACTTAAGCCTCTCACCCCATGCGGCAAGTGAGTGACCGCCTTCCAATTGTGGATTGTATAAACGTGACATCACTAATGTGTCGGTAATCTTACAATCTATCGACACATCTAACAAACGCTCAACCACAGGGATGTCGTACCGGATAATATTATGTCCGATTACCTCTGTTACGCCTTCCATTAGACATTCCCATGTCTGTTTGTCTGGCATCTCCAGTGTAAACATCTTATCGTCCTTGATGCCACATATGCACCAGATGACAGATGGGTTGAGACCGTTGGTCTCTATGTCAAATACTAGCTGAGACAATGCTCACTCTCTCCATTGGAATCTGATAAAAGTATTCACCCTTGGCGATGTACTTGTTTGGTACTTCGACAGGAATCAAATCGTCTATATCAGTGTCCCAGAATGTGACTGCGGTGTCAAGGTCTTTGTTCCAGATAAAGAACTTGGTCTTACCATCAAAGAACTTTTGCTTGCGCTGTGGTAACTGCACTGAGTCATACGGAAACTCTTTACCGTCCCAGACAATCTTTACCTCGCACTCGACATTGTATTCACACTCTTCTAACGGCGAGAAAGCAATCAAGTCTTGAGCGTAACGATCAGGGTGCTCACAGACATCAATTCCTTGCGTCTTTAGATACGCTGTCGTAGCTTCTCGTGCTTTCTGGTCGTATGCCTCATACAGAGACTTGTCAAATCGTTTCTTGGCACCCATCAGAACTCCTCAATGGTGTTTGCTTCGTGGACTTCTGGCTTCTGCCCTCTCTCAAGGCGACCAGTCAGTCCGTTGTAGTATAGCCAACCGGCAGAGCCAGTGATGCCTGTGCGACGACATTTGACGACCTGAACTTGTGTGCTGTTCCGGGCATACTCGTCCTCAGCCATCTTGTCACGACTTAACAGAATCGTATTGAATGCGATCTGATTAATCGAGCCTGAGCCCTTCAAGTCGTACTCGTTGACGTTGTGAGGATTAGTAATGCTTGGCTTACGCATATGGCTAACCACGATAATAGATACGTCAGTCTCTTTAGCGAGCTTGAGCAACCGATCCATGAACTCGTCAATCGTCTCATTGCTGTTGCTCGTGACAGCCGCTTGCAGTGGGTCAATGATGATGACATCACAGCCACTCCCCTTGACCATCGCACGGAGCTTCAAGAACAACTCATCAGCATCGACAGCACCGCTGTGGTCGAGTAGTAGGATACGACCGTCAGTAA